ACTACTGTGCACCTCGACCCTGAATGGCGCGGCGATCATGAAGCTGCACCTGATCGTGCCTTCACTTCATTGTGTGGTCCGTGTCATGGCTCGCTCGATGCACAGAGGTCAAGGGGGGGGTACCCCCCGGGGGTACGGGAGCGCGTTCACCCCATGCCAGGCTTTCGCGAGAAAAATGATGGCGACAGTTGAGGTTGCTACCCAAGCGTTCACGCTCCCGCACTTCCTGGAGTGGATCGCTCGCAACGAACTGACGCTCGAGGACGGCGACGACTGGATCGTCGAGGACTTCCAGAAATGGATCACCGAAGACATCTTTCGGGGTGTCCGAGAGGTCTGGGGCGTCATTCCGGAGGGAAACGCTAAGTCGACCTGGCTCGCAGGAGTCGCGCTCTACCACGCCGACCACACTCGCTCGCCTTGGGTTCCGATCGGTGCTGCTTCGCGCGACCAGGCCGAGATCCTTTTCGGGCAGGCGGCGGGCTTCGTCGAGCGCTCGCCGGCCATGCAAGGCCGATTTCGGGTGTACGAGGGCTACCGGAAGATCAAATGCGCGACTGGTGGCCGCGGGATCAAGGTCTACGCCGCCGACGCCAACACCGGCGATGGAGTCATTCCGACCCTCGCTCTGATCGACGAGCCCCACCGTCACCGCGATATGTCCCTCTACCGGCTCTGGAAGGGCAAGCTCGGCAAGCGGAACGGGCAGATCGTGGCGATTTCGACTGCCGGCGAGCCAGATTCCGAGTTCGAGGAGATGCGAGCGGCCATCCGCGAGCGCGCGGAGGACCGACACTACGACGGCGCCTACCTTCGGGCAGAAGGCGCGAACCTCGCCTATCACGAGTGGATGGTGCGCAGGGTCGAGGATGCCGACGATCTAGAGCTCGTGAAGCAGGCGAACCCCCTCGCGCACATCTCACCCGAGTATCTGCGCGAGAAGCGGGAATCGCTGACCCTCGACTACGGGACGGACTGGCTCAGGCTCACCTGCAACATTCCGACGCGCTCATCGCTCGCCGCTGTGCCGGAGGCCGACTGGGACGCCTGCGAGTCCGAAGAGCGCATCCCGGAGGGGCAGCGGGTGCTCGTGGGCGCCGATTTCGCATTTCTGGAGGACACGACGGCGCTGACGCCCGTCTGGGTGGCCGATTCCGAGCACCGTCTCTTCGATGACCCGGTGATCCTCGAGCCGCCCGGGAACGGCGTGATGCTCGACGTCAACGAGATCAAGGTCGCCTTCCTAGAGATCCACGAGCGAAACCCCATCGAGGTGGTCGTGATGGACTCGACGAAGGCTCAGGACATCGCCCAGTGGCTCTCGGACGAGCTCGGCTGCACCGTCATCGACCGCGAGCAGACGAACGCCTACGCGGTCGAGGATTACGAGAACTTCATGCAGGCGGTCCGCCGCCGCTGGATTCAGCACACCGGACATCAGCTCTTCCGTCGGCATGTCCTGGCGGCGATTCGAGCCCGACTACCTGGCGATCGGCATCGTTTCGATCGCCCACGGACGCAGCGCAAGCAGAAGCGCGATCAGCGGCGCATAGTCATCGACGCGCTTACTGCTGCCTCGATGGTCAACACCTACATCGTCGAGTCGGCCGGCGGCACCGATTACGGCGTAGTGGTCGGCTAACCGATAGGCGAGCAGGATGCTCCTTTTGCGCCGACGTTTGTGCCGCCTACACCTCGTGGAGCCGTTTCCGAGCGTCCAGGGCATCCTCGTCAACTCGTTCGACGGGCATTACCGGCTCAAGCGGCCTGAGGTGCTCGAGTCGCCCGAGCGGACGCAGGAGCTCGACGGCGAGCTGTTCGTCCCGAGAGAGCGCGTGATCTTCGTGCAGAGGCTCGGATGACACCGCAGCCCACCTTTTACGACGTTCGCAGTCCCGTGCGAGGGATCTACATTCCGGTTTCGGGCGACCGGTGTCTGGTCTGTGATAGCAAAGCAAGCGAGTCGTCGTTGTGTTGTAGTCCTGAGTGTTGGGCGCTATGGAGGAGAGCGCTGATACCCCGTGGTCAAAGATTCGTGAAGACCGTCCAGAAGGCGGCTAGGTCCTAGAATGATCCTCAGAACGCGCTCGGGGAACGTCGAATACCGCTCGGAGTTCGGAAACTCGTCCGACATTCGCGCCCCCTGGTCGGCGTGGGTTTCCTCATCGGGGAACATCGTCACGCCCGCGCAGACGTTCGGGCTGCCCGCCGTCTCGAGCGTCATCCGCTCGGCGGCGGAAGTGGTCGCGGCGCTCCCGTTCATGGTCTATCGAGACGGTGATATCCGCGAGCGGGCCCAGAACACCTGGCAATACGGGCTTCTGCATGATCGGCCCTCGACCGAGTGCGATTCGTTCGAGTTCTTCTACGACTTGTGCCTCTCGCTGGAAGCGACCCAAAACGCCTTCATCCAGAAGGCGAAGTTCCGAAACCGCGTGTACGAGCTGTACGTGCTCGACCCGCAGCGCGTGACCGTGCATCAGGACCGCGAGACGGGGCAAAAGCTCTTCGATGTCTACGTCAATTCGAGCGACGTGCGCCGCGACGTGACGACGAGCGAGATTCTTCACGTCCGCGGTTTCTCGCTGCAACCGGGAGCCGTGGCCGGCGTGAGCCTGCTCCAGCTCCATCGCGATCCGATCGGCGCCGCGCTCGCGATGCAGGGCTTTGAGGGAGACTATTTCCGCAACTCGGGTATGTCGCCGCTCTTCTTCAAGCTCCCGAAGGGCAACCGCCAGCAGGCCGAGGAGATGGTCGACTCCTACCACGCCCAACACTCGAAGCAGGGGAGACGCTTCCGCGTGTCGGCGGTATGGGACGGGGCCGACGTGCAGCCCGTTCCGATCTCGATGCAGGACGCGCTCTACGTCGAATCAAAGCGCCTGGCCATTGAGGACGTATGTCGCATCTGGCGCTGGCCGCGGGAGTGGCTTGCACTCATCGACGAGCGGCAATCGGGCGATGTGAATGGTGCGATGGCCGAAAACCTCAAGCTCTTCGTGATGCCGAGGCTCAAGCGCATCGAGCGGGCCTTTGCCGCCGACGAGGATCTCTTCTGGAGCTCCGGCCTCATCGGTGAGTTTCTGACCGAAGGACTCGAGCGGGCCGACGTCGTGACGCGATACCGCGCCTACAAGGACGCGAGACAGGGCTCCTGGATCACCGCGAACGAGATCCGCCGCTACGAGAACCTTCCGCCGGCCGAAGGCGGCGATGAGATCCAGGTGACGCCGGTCGGCGGTGCGCCGAACCCCGGCAACGAGACGGCACCCGATAGCGGCGCATCCTCCGACGAGGAGCGCGAGGCGACTAACGGACACCGGGAGGGATACGTACTGAGCCGATAGGCGCGGCGATGCATCGTACGGCGTTCCTCGCGTCCATCGACAACGTTGAAGTCCGCGATTCCGGCAACGGGGAGGACTTCACCCTCACCGGACACGCGGCCGTCTTCGACCGCTGGTCGGAGGACCTCTCCGTGTTCGGAGAGACGTTTCGCGAGCGACTCGCAGAAGGCGCCTTCTCGGAGGTCCTGAAGGGCAAGCCGGACGTCCGTCTGCTCTTCAACCACGACGGAATGGCGCTCGCGCGCACGAAATCGGGCACGCTCGAGCTCTCCGAGGACTCTGAAGGCTTGCGCGTCTGGGCTCAACTCGCGCCGACGACCTACGCGCGTGATCTTCGTATGGCGATGCAGCGGGGCGACATTGATCAGATGTCCTTCGCCTTCACCGTCGCCGAGGACGAATGGCGCGAAGACCACGATGAGGGCGTCGTAGAGCGCACGATCACGCGCATCGGCGACCTTTTCGACGTCTCGGTCGTCACGTACCCCGCATATCCCGACACCGACGCCGCCATCCGAGAAATGCGCTCGGCTGCGGACGCCGGTAAAATTTCCCTACGCGCCGCGGAGGCTGAGACAGACCCTCCGGGCGAAGCCGAAACCGGCACCTCGACCGACGTCGCGGAGGCTGAGACAGACCCTCCGGGCCAGGGCGAGTCCCCTCTCGCTGAGTTCAAGCGTTCGGCATCCGAACGCGCGACGCAGGAGCGGGAAGCGTTCCTACGACTGACGAAGGAGCTCGCACGATGAAGCTCACGACCCAGGTCGAGGAGGCCCGCGCACTTCTGTCCGAGGCGGTCGAGAGGCTCGACGACCAGGACGCGAAGATCCAGGCGCTCCCCGACGACACCCCTGACGAGGAGCGGGAGTTTCAGCGCGCGCTCTTCGAGAAATTCACGGACGACGTGACCCGTCGACGCGAGACGGTCGAGCGCCTGATCGCGATTCAGCGGGCACGTGAGGCCATCCCGCCGGCCGAGGAGGACAACGAGGGCGGCGGTGGCGAGGAGGAGAAGGCAGCGCGCAAGAGTCTCCTCGTCGGCAAAGAGCCGCACACCTACCGGGCGGACAACAACCAAGAGTTGTCCTACTTCGCCGACCTGTATCGGGCGACGAAGCACGGCGATTTCGCTGCGAGGGACCGGCTCATGCGGCACAGCCGCGAGGTGATCGCCTCCGGAGTCCCGCTGGAGACTCGTGACGTCACAACCGCCGATCCCGGCGCCGGCGTATTCGTCCCGCCTGTCTACCTCGCGGACATGTGGGCAGAGCTGCCGAGGGAGTCGCGGCCGTTCGCGGCAGCGCTTCCGACGCTTCCGCTGCCCGACACGGGCATGAGCGTCACGGTGCCGCGGGTCACGACCGCCACCACGGTCGCCGTCCAGGCCAACGAGAACGACGCCGCATCGGAGACGGACATCGACGGCACGCTGCTCACGGTCAACGTGCGAACGATCGCCGGCCAGAACGACGTCTCGTTGCAGGCGCTCGAGCGGACGCTGCCAGGCATGGACTTCCTGATCTTTCAGGACCTCCGTGCCGACTA